GTTTCCTACTGGTGGAGGTGGCACCGTTGGTGGTGCTGTAATCACTGGTGGTTCCATTGGTGGAGGTGGCATCACTGGTGGTCTTCCTCCGCCGCCTCTTCCTCCGCCGCCTCTTCCTCCGCCGGACTCTGGATCAATAGTCGGTGCTTGTCTGTTTTCCCACCAATTCGGAGCTATCCAATATGGTTCCGCTATAAAACGCCTTGGGTTTGTACTCCATTCCTCTTGGTCTATTTGCAATTGTGCTAATTGTTCTGGAGTGGGTCCTCCGCCTCCCTGTTGAGGTGTTCTTCCTACTGGAGGTGGCATCATTGGTTCTGGTCCTTCATCTGCTACTTGGCTTTCTCCTGGTTCCCAACCAATGGGAAACCCTCCTGGAGAGATACCAGGAGGCATCCCTATTGGACCTACAGGCTCTGGAATCTGAACAGGAGGTACTCCGGGAAATTTTGGTCCTCGTCCTGGTAATTTGTCTACGGCTGCTTGTACTGGGTCGGGCATCATTGGAGGTGGTGCTGGTGTATCACCGTATATAAAGTCTTTATGACCAGTCCCACCAATTCCTGTAACTCCTTTTGGCCATCTGCTCGTTTTTGGGTCAAAAGGGGGAAGAGTCGGCATTACTTCTTGTGCTACTTCTGGGGGTAACGAAGGTACTACTTCTTTTATTATTTCAGGGGGTAACGAAGGTACTACTTGTTTTATTGTTTCAGGAGGTAAGGAAGGCATTACATCTTTTATTACACCTGTACCGCAAAAAGGCACTACCTGTTTTATTGTTTGAGGAGGTAACGAAGGTATTACCTCTTTTATTACTTGTGGTGGAATTTTAGGAACTACTTCTGGTATTACTTGTGGAGGTACGGAAGGAAGCACCTCTTTTATTGTTTGAGGAGGTAACGAAGGTATTACCTCTTTTATTGTTTCTGGTGGAATTTTAGGGGTTACTTCTCGCACTACAGGTGCAGGGCAAACTTGTATTACGTCTTTTATTGTTTGAGGAGGTAACGAAGGTATTACTTTTTTTATTACTTGTGGTGGAATTTTAGGCACTACTTCTTTTACTGCTTGTGGAGGTAACGAAGGCAATACTTTTTTTATTATTTCAGGAGGTAACGAAGGAACCATCTGTTTTATTTTTTTTACTGCTTTAGGAGCCACAGGCATAGGAGGAGCCACAGGCATAGGAGGAGGAGCAGGAGGAGTAATAGGTTGTCTTGGTGGTTTAACTGGAGGTCTTGGATCAGCAATAACTCCCATTCCTTTCATAGGAGGAGCAGGAGGAGTAATAGGTTGTCTTGGTGGTTTAACTGGAGGTCTTGGATCAGCAATAACTCCCATTCCTTTCATAGGAGGGGGCGGAGGAGGGCCCACAGGTATAGGTGGCATCATTGGAGGAGAACCCCTTGGTTTCATAACTCTTGTTCTTGGTCGTCTGGCCATTATTTACCTTTGTTTTTGTCTCTGTCCGTAATCACTTTTAGAGCTGCAATATCTTCCTGGGACTTAGTCCTCTCTTCTTCTGCTCTGGCTTTTAAAACCGCAATATCTTCCTGAGATTTTATTTTTTCCTCATCCACTGCCACTTTCATCTTGGCAATGTCCTTTTGAGATTTTACTTTTTTAGTATCTGTTTTATCTTTTTGTTTAAGTTTTGCTTTATCCAGAACAAGTTTCTTTTCAGCAATTTCTTTATCGTCTTGGTTCTCTTGTGCTCTGATCTGCAACTCTTGTTGTTTTAATTCTACCACTCCATCATCAGGTGGTGCCAATATTTCTTCTAAAGCTGGCATCACCATCTCCAGTAATTGTAGCTCAATTTGTGCTTTGAGTGCTTCTTTTTCTGGATTAGGTGGAGGAGGCGCGCCTGGTGGCACTGGTCCACCTGCTTGCATTTGTGGTGGCATCATGCCGTTTCCTCCTTGTGGCATAGGTTGTTGTTCCGGCATTTGTTGATCGGCTTGTTTCTGTGCTTCCAACGATATGTGTTGAAATATATGCGACGTTAAAGTCGGCACCGTTGCCGGATTCATCATGGCCACAGGACTTTCAAGTAAAGTTAAATGCGCTTCAATATGCGTCATGTGTTCCTGTTCAGGAAAAGCCATAGGAGGAGAACCCATCAATACTGAACCATTTTCTTGCGCAGGATCCACAGGAGCGGGTGGTGGGGGATCGGGCATTAATAGTGCGTCAATATTTTCTGAACCCAGCGCCTCATACATGCGACGATAGGATTCTTTGATATTGTGTATTTCTGGGTTACTTTGTACTAACTGTAATTCCTGTTGCGCCAAGGAAATCCTTTGGCTCATAGAAAAGAAGTTTGGATCAGAAACTGGAATGACATCAACGCGACCGTCAAAGTCCTGTTGCTTAATCATTTGATCGCCACCCGTTACCTGATACGGATATTCAGGAGGCAAAAATTCTGAGAATAACCTGGCTAATATCTTAAACTCTGTTTTTTGAGCATAGTGCAGTCGTTTGTGCACAGCTGACATGACTCTTGTGCCTTGCTCCAAAAGCGCCATGGTGGTGCCAACAGGAAGTTCCTGGTTGCCTTCACCAATTTGTAAATTAGCCAAGGACGCGAATCTTTGCCCAGCTTCAACACAAGAACCCATTAAAGCAAGTAGGGTTTGTGAAGGTTCTTTATAAGGCAAAGGTATCAAAGAATCTCGAAGGGCTCCGCCTGGTGCATCTACATCACGAAACTCTCCTGGTTCCAATGGAGTTTCGTCGTCCCTGATTCTCAGTCCCCTGGCTTTAAATCCAGCAGGAAGATTGGCTAGGGTTCCAGCATCTATGAGCTGTCTTAGAGCTCCGGTTGCGGTTCTGGAAAGTCCTCCAATCATGTGAATCAGTCCAAATCCGTAGAAACCCAAACCTGGGAGAAATTTGTAATGAACGAAAAACTGAATTTTTGTTTTCAGGGGGTCGTTCGGATTATAGTTTCTACGGATCGCTAAAACTTGATTTGAAGTTCGGTCAACTGTAATTATATAAGGGAGATGAAAACCATCGGGATCTTCAAAACCAGGGATGTCCATGGATACATGAAACTCTAGGAGCTCATACATCATTTCGTTAACGCCAGTGGTTAATCCTTCAAGGTCATCTACTTTATCTTTGGGCTTACTGGCAATATTCGTTTCACTAGGCTCCAGTGAAATGTCTCTATAAAACCCCGCTACTTGCTGTGTGCGCACCTCGTTATAGGTCATTTTTACTATATGGGTTACTCTTTCACAAGTTTCAATGTCACTGGCGGTATAGGGCACCACTAAATCTTCAGTAGGCACAAAAGTGCTTACTGCTCGTTGTTTGCTTGGGTCAAAATAGACTTTCTTGAAAGCAGAGCCTGCTAGAGGCAAATAAAACAATAATTGGTCCATTTCAGGGGTATATTCCTGCATTACCGTAGTGATTTGGTAGTTCATAAACTCTTGCACGCGCTGTGCCTGAGCCTCACTTTCGGGGTTTTCGAGCCCCATTATTCGGGTTTTTACGGGTCCTTTGGAAGGAAGAAGCTCTTTAAAAGCTTGGGCTTGAAATTGAGTAACCGATTCTGCCAGGAGGGGGTGGGTTACCCCTGATGCTCCCGGAAACGGTCGCTCACGGTCTTCATATTTGAATCCAAGGAGATCCAAGCCTTCAACATAGGTTTGTTCCCAATCGGCTCGACTGCCATGGTCATCTTCAAAATCTCCAACTAGGTCATTGGCTATCAGACCAAGGGTTGAATCATCTATGTGTTCCGCTAAATTAGCCTCAAAAGGAACCTGCTGCTGTTGCTGCTCCATGCCATAGGGATCAAAATTTATTTCAGCTGAACCGTCTTCTATAAAAGAGACAGCAGCCCCACTGTCCATGGGCAATGGTTCTTCGATCTCGACCGTTTGTCCGTCTTCAATTTCTAGGTCAATCAGATCAGCAATACGATCTATGTTCGTCGGTTTATTTCCGCCAATTGTGGCCATTAGTTAGTTCCCAAATATTCTGTTCCAGAACAATAGATCTCCTATTCCTCCTTGTTCAAGGGGTTCTTCGTCAAGGGCTAAGTCAAATTCTGGCTCCTCATTATCAAAAGCAAGCTCTCCAACGATTCCTCTGGCCAGTCCTCTATAGTCTGTTCCAAGGTCCTGTTGAGTAGGAAGCTTTGTTGATTTCAACATGTCCGCAATCGCATTTTTATTTGCGCCTACGCCATAGCCAAGTGCACCACCCGTAGCAAATGCGAGTCCTTGCTTTACTAGAGCTGGAAGCGGTGTTACAGCAAAGTCTCCTAAATTCGCTGTTCTCATCATTTCTTCAGAATGTTGGTTCCGCATAAACGTTCTAAGCTTCTCCACTGCCGCGTCTTTTTGAGCGGGAGACATGTCCATTTTGTTAATTCTTGCTCTCGCTTCGTTAAACGCATCAGAATAATGCTTTTTTATCCTGTTGCTTCCTTGCGCCATGAGTTTAGCGCTCTGCGTGTTTCTGACTTGCGTAGCAGGACTTGTTACTCCTTTGGCTTTCTTCATTAACTCCGGAAGAAGCCTGGCGATACCTTTAGTTATCATTAGTATACGCCTGTAAAGTTAATACCGCGTTTAGCGATGCCTCCGCCTCTTGATTTACCTTTACCGGCTCCTGGTTTGGGGCCCTTTGTTGTTGCCATTTTCTTCTGTTTGGCATAAGGAACAAACCCTTGGTCCTTGATTACTTCGCCTTTTTTTACTGACATTGTTTTCTCCCGATTAGTAATACTCTTTGATTCTGCGCGGAGCATTGTCCTGCATATCATAATCTGATTCTAACCCAATAAATCCCCCCTGTCGATAGCGCAATAGTGCTTGTGTGGTTGAATCTACCAAATCATCATAATCCCCATGGGGAAACGCTGCACATTCTTCGACCAGTTCTTCCGCCCAACGGGTCTCAGGAACATACACCATGCCTGCTTCCAGAATAGGTGCTACCGAGTTTACCCGCGCAATTTTGTCTTGTCCTTTTCCAGGGGAATAGTTCACTACTGGGATTCCTGCCTGGCGTAATTCATCAGTTAGTGGCATACCGGAAGCTTTGGCTTCAACAATAATGGTGTCCGGATCCCAATAAGTATATTGTTCGTATGCAACCCGCTTGAGTTCAGGAAAATCCCAACGCCCTTTTTTACTATCTAAAAGTAACAACGCCGGACGCAGCGAGCCTTCTTCCGGCTGGAACACGCACCAGGTTGTAATTGCTGAAAAGTCCGCTGTTTCCTTTTTGGAGAAAGCCGTATCATAGGATTGTATTACATAGTGCATTTCCGGAACTTCTTTTTTGCTCCATTTTTTCCACCATTCCCTTTTCAAAATCGCTCCTTCTTCCGATGTCGGGTTTTGCATCCATTGTGCTTCCCATTTGCTCACCGGCAACGAAGCTTTGACTCCTTCAAGTTCTTCCAATTTCCAGTATCCGGGCCATAGGGCTTTGCCGGATTCGGGGAAAATTGCTGGAAATTCTACGACTTCCCATTGATCGGCATGGTCTTCGGCTTGTTTGTTCAAGAGTCTTCCTGTTAAGTCCTTGGTCCCCCAGCGAGTCATTACTATCACAATGGCACCCCCTGGTTGTAGCCGTTGGCGCGGACCGGAGGAATAATATTCCCAAGCATTGTCCAATGCCGTCGGACTAAGTGCGTCTTGTTCTGAATGGATGTCATCGAGAACTAGGAGATCCGCCCCCCGACCAGTGACCGCTCCGCCAATTCCTGAATAGAACGCTTCACCTCCGACGTTGGTTTCCCAGCGTCCGGCACTTTTTGAATCGGCTTTTAGAGCTACTCCTGGAAAAACTCCCTGGTATTCTTCCGAATCAATAATATCTCTGACGCGTCGACCAAAACGAAAAGCAAGTTCAGCAGTATGGGTAATCTGCATGACTTTAAGTTTCGGATTCCTGCCCAGCACCCAAGAAGGAAAATAAGTGCTTGCGAACTCACTTTTTGTATGTCTTGGCGGCATATTAACGATCAAACGCTTGAGTTCTCCGCGTGCTACTTTCTCAAGCTTTTCAGCAAATATCTGATGATGACGCCCTTCAATGAAATCTGGCCACATGTGTTTGACGTAGGTCAAAAAGCCTTCCGCGCCATTGCGTTGCAGTTCTTTGGCTTTTAATGCTTCTGTTAGTTCGAGCAGTTCGCGGGCGGCTTCGGGGTATTTTTCTGTTAGTTTATCAGTATTAATTAAGGTCATGCTTTCCTTTCTTTATTATACGCGATATTTTTGCACCACCAGTAAAACTCGCTGTCTCCAAGGGTGTGTTTCATGGTGTTCACTCGTTGGGCCACTAGTTGTATGTTACCTATTATATACCCTTTGTTAGGATCTTTTCTATCAATACTGACATTGAGGTCCTGCTTACCTTCGCCAGCGTGCCACGTCATAAAGACACCAGACAATGCACATCTTCCTA